TGCTGCGTCCAGTCTTCCGGTTATCTTTACGTCCTCTGCCTGAAGATTCTTGATAAGCGCATTGGTCGCTTTCAGGTCTTCGATTTCCGCTTTCTGGGCAATCAGTTCCTTCGTGCGGATCAAGTCGGCAGTAACGACTCTGAATTTGGCATCACTGGGAGACAGCGGCGCATTTGCCTTCTCTGTTTCCGTCATTAGATGGGACCGAATTTCCACCATCGTTTCCCCGCCGAAGGTAATCTTCTGGGTGGATACCAGCAGGGATTTTCCCACCGCATTGATTTCCTTTTTCAGGTTCAGAATTTCCGCTGCTGTCTTTCCGGCTGAATTGGCCATAGCGTTATTCATGGCCACATAGTTCATATACTCGCTGTCCGTCATGATTCGGACGAACTCGCCCGGCACCAGCGACGGGTCCCACCGTGCCTGCAGCACTGCCCCTGTATAGCGAATGCCGCGATACTGACTGAATATGTTATCCAGCAATTCCTGCGTCATAAAAGGATTATACATATACAGCGATTGGCCGCCTTCTCCGGCTTCGATGGTGTCTTGTTTCAAATTCACAGTACACACTATGCCGTCCACCATGGTTTCCCCGGCGGAGGTCGTTGTTCGGGACAGCAATTCAGATGTTAAAAGCACTTCATCGTTGTACCCGAAGTAACTGATTCCAAGAGTGTTGTCGTCGCCGAAGGTGGCGAACCCGCCTTGCAGTCCGGCCAAATATCCGATGGCTTCCCGGAGCGTGCAGTCCTGATTCCATTCCAGCACCGGATTCAGCTCCGCTTCAAACGTTTCCTCATCCACGATGATTCCCTTCGCCTGACATTGGGCCCGGATATCGTCATAGAACTGCTGGAAGGTTCCACTTTTCTGAGCCGGGATATATGGATCGTTCATCAGCTGGAACCCGTCGAAGCACTGCAACGTTACCGTGCCGTCGTTGTTGTTCTGCTGCTTGAATACATAGAAGGTTCCGAGGATATCCCAGCCGTCTCCTTCCGGAACCGTCTCCTCTTCGGCACCTTCCCCATCCTCTGCAGCTTCCCCGTTCATCAGGTCGTACAGGTCCAGCTCCAGAGCGTCCATTTCCGCTTCGGATTCCGCTTCCTCTGCTTCGGTTACGTCCTCTGCCTCTTCGTCCGTGTCTTCGGTCTCTTCGGTGTCCACGTCGTTTTCTTCGTCCGTGTCTTCGATGTGCTCGGTTTCTTCCCGGTCTCCGACTTCTGCTTCCAGTGTATCCGTCCGAGACTCCTCTTCCTCGCTTTCCATCGGCAGAACATAGAGATCTACCTTGTCTCCGTCAAAACTTTCCTTGTACGGTTTAATGACCGTGAATTCCAGCATACTGGATGCGGTGCTTCCAATCTGGAAGCCGTTGCCACAGGAACCGGTTACACTGACACCTGTAATTGATGTTGCATTGTCTTTCTGCTCATCCCGGAGCTCTGCTCCGTTTATAATTACTTTCGTTCTGTATTTCATTCTGTCCCTTTCCCATTGTTGTCTACACTTCCGTTAACGTCACCGATACGCTTTTGTACATTCCGTTTGGGTACTTCTCCACTTTACGGTCCGATGGAAAGAACGTTCCGTTCTTCGCCTTCCCGGTCTGCGGATCCAGATACTGCGCAATAATGTAATTGTTTTTCAGCGTGGTTTCGTTGACTCCGGTGTACGTGTTCGTCGCATTCAGCACGTTCAGCAGCTCCTGTCCTTCTTCCGGATTGAGCCCCGTCCATTCCAGTTCCAGCGTGACGATGTTGGAACGCACGTTGGTATACACGTACGTGCCGCAATTGTCTCTGGATTCGTTATTGTTCGCCGTTGAGTTCAGATTCTTCCGCACCTCTCCATAGGTCACATTGACCGAGGTCGGATGCTTCATTCGGCTCGGGCTGCTTACCTGCGTGTCTCCGTCGTAGTATACCGGGGAGAAATACGCATAATATTTTCCGTCCGTATCTTTGAACGTGGAGTACGTGGTTTTAACGGTCGGCTTGTCTCGGTACTGAATTTTGTAGAAGTACGGCTTCGAGCTGTTGTTGTATGTGTACTTATACATCTTTTTCTTTTTGCCCTTCCGGAGGCTTTTCGGCTTGCTGTAGGTAACGGTTCCGGCAAGGCAGTACCTCACTTCGACCGTCCGCTCTACGCCGTCAATCTGCCGGACGGCAGTCGCCGGGATGGTGGTGCCGGCAATCTCCACGTTTGTCTTGCTCTGCTTCCACTTCCCGGCGGTTCCACGTTTGCCGCCCTTCGCGCTCTTACTGTACTTCACTTTTTTCGCTGATGCTCTCACCGGCTTTTTCAGTTTGGTCCAGCTTCCGGCGGAACCCCAGCCCCAGCTGGTCACGGTTCCGCCCTTTCGGATTTCTTTGACGCCGGACCCGGCCAGATAAAACAATTGTGTTTCCGTCATGTGTTCCTCCTTACACGTTCAGCGGACTGGTTCCGAACATGAGCGTCTGGTTGTTGATGTAGCGGACAGTACTCTGGGCGATGGTCTGACCGTCCAGGTTGATTACCAGTGTCACATTCCCGCCGTTGCTTCCCTTCATGTTCTGCATTGCGGCCAGTGTGCTGTCCAGTTTGTCCCAGAACGGTGTCAGCGGAACGATACCTTCCGGCCCCGCTTCCCCGGCACCGATCAGTGTGGCGCCGTCCACGATACCGCCTTTCGCGTACCAGTTCACGCCGAAGGACGGCAGAGACCCTTTCCCTCCGATTCCATACGGCGCTTTTCCGCCGCTCACGGAAATGTGAGGAATCTTCAGATTCAGAATTCGCCCAAGGTTGAACGGGAACATTCTTTTGATTTTCCCGATGATTCCCTTGAGGGTTCCGGATGCTGCTTTTATCGGAGACAGCAGCGCCGTCTTCACCCTGCCGAATGTCGCTTTCACGGATCCGACCAAGCTGTTGAAGTTCACGGAACTTTTGATTCTCGCCACGATGGACTTCACGCCCGAAGCGGCCGACTTGAACGGTGATGTGATGAACTTTCCCACCTTCGAGAATGCGCCCTTCACCGCGCCTTTGATTACGCTTCCACCTTTTACGATGCCCGCTTTCAATGCGTCCATGGCATACATTCCTTCCAGTTTCAGCGTCTGGCCGAAGGATTTCAGTCCGGATCCGATTTTCTTGATTGCACCCTTTCCCAGATTTGCCCAGCCGAATGCACTCCACACGTCCCATATTGCGCTGAGAATCGCCGGAATGTTGGCAATCAATGTGGGGATTGCCTGCACCAGTCCTTTGGCCAGTGTCCAGATGATTTTGGCAGCTGTTGCCAGTACCATCGGCACGTTGTCGTTGATCACGTTGGCAATATTGCTGATAATCTTCGGAGCGGTGGCAATAATTGTTGGCATTGCCTGCGCAATCCCTTTGGCCAGATTCACTAGCATTTGCATTCCGGAATGAATCAGCTTCGGTGCGCTTGCCCGAATTGTGCCGGACAGGTTCAGCATCCCCTTGAATGCGTTCTCGATGATTCCGCCGCTTCCTTTCATGGAATTCGCCATGGAGCTCAGCAAGCCCTGCATGCTGCTGATCAGCATTGGAACACCCTGACTGATGAATGTACCCATCGCACTAGGCAGTGCTTTGAACACGTTCCCGACTGCCGGAATTAAGTTCCCGAACAGCCATGTCGTTGTGGTCGTTACCAGTCCTTTCATGGATGCGCCCACATTCTGCCCGAGGGCTATATTGCCCATGAAGTTGCTTGCGGCTGCCTTCATGGCATTAAAGGACCCGGACAGTGTCGTCTTTGCTTCCTCTGCCGATGTTCCGGTGAGTTTCATTTCCTTCTGGATTACATGGATTGCGCTGTACACATCAGACAGGTTGCTGATGTCGTACTTCTGCCCGGAGATCTTGCCTGCGTCCGAAAGCAGCCTCTCCATTTCTGTTTTGGTGCCCCCGTAGCCCAGTTTGAGATTGTCCAGCATCGTGTAGTTCTGCTTTGCGAAGCCCTGGTAAGCGTTCTGGATATCTACGATGCTGGTGCCCATCTTGTTGGCATTGTCGGACATGTCTGTAATTGCCACATCCGCTGCAGCTGCTGCCTTCTTCGTGTCGCCGTTCAGTGACTGAAGCAGTGCTGCGGAAAAGGATGTTGCCTGTTCCATGTAGTCGTTCGCAGATATCTGCAGGGTTTTGTACGCGTTCTGAGCGTTTTTCTTTACGGTCTCGGCATCCTTCTTCCCGAACAGCGTTTCCACGCCGCCGATGGACTGCTCCAACTTTGCGCCCTCGCTGATGGTCTTTGCCAGAGCGGTTCCGATGCCGGCCGCCGCAATTGCTTTTTTGAAAGCGCCGGTGAATTTCATTCCGGTTGTTTTCCCTCCGGAGTCACCTTCATTCCCCAGCTCTTTCCCAAGCATGCCTTTAATTCCTTTGGTGGTCGGAATTACCTGCACATAAGCCTGTGCCAGAGTAGTGCCCATTAATCCTCACCTCCGTATCGTGCTTTCATAAATTCTTCTTTGCTCTCATACACTGCGGTATTCCCGCGTCCCTCTGTCTGATTGTTCGTGTTATTCTCAAACAATTCCGCAGTGATTGACTGCGGGTAATCCGCTCCGATGAGCGCCGCATGAATCGCCCGGGTTTCGTCGGCGATTACTGCCAGCAGTAAATCCTTCCGGTCCCCGCGGACCCCATGCATTTTCTGTCCTAATCTTGATTCTTCCCTCAATCCAGAGAATAAGGCAGCCACCACCCGAAGTGGCAACTGCCTGTAATCAAAGATTCCATATGTCTCTGCCAAGTCACAGATCAGAAGTCTTTCGTCGTCCCGGATTACTCTGGTGAGGGTTATCAGTTTTTTAATTCGCCATCCTGAAGCTCGAAAATTTCCTGCAGCGTTTCCAGCATTGCGGTGGCGGACACGCGGCCCGACTCACTCCGAATATGCTCTTTCAGCGCCTTGTACTGTTCTGCGCCCAGCAATCTCTTGTAGGCGCTCACAATCTTTCCGGTATTCTCTTCTCCTTCGTCTAATGCGGCCAAATCTTCCAACAGCTCGTAGTCGTCCAGGTTCTCGTCCGGGATTTCCACTTCAAATCCGTTTTTCAGTGTCTCTTTGATCATGCTCTCGATTCTCCTTATTCATAGTACATGTAGAACGGTCTGCCCTCGGCATCCGGAAGTGCGGTCACCGTCACTCCGTAACCCAGAGCTTCATCTCTTTTGTACTCGATGTCTCCGGTATCCGAGATTTTTCCGCATGGAAGTACTTCCCGGCACTTTCTGCCGTCGTTCAGCACGGTATCGATCACCCACGGTCTCTGCGGCAGTTCTGCAGAGCTTCCCTTGACGGTAATTTTATTCCCGGTTACGGTTACATTATCTTCTCCGTAATACGTTTTCAGCACGTTCTCGTTCAGAGCCTCAATCATCGTGAATTCATAGGTCGCTTCATAGTCCTTCTGAATTGTGGCCACGGTGTTGCCGCCCCAGTCCTTGATGGACTCGGACTCCCTTGAGATTTTCTTCTTCACGCCGTCTTCCGATACGGTGCCCAGACACTCGAATCCGGTCAGTTCTCCGGTTGCGGTGGTGGGCACTGCTGCCTCTGCCCCGCCAATCCAGATGGCACCCTGCACGCTCGGTTTAACGGTAGAAATGTTCTTCACATTGTTCGCCATATTGTCTCTCCTTCCTATTCGCAATATGTAATGTTATAAATCGCCTGATATCGATACTGCTTCGTGGTGCTGTCGGTAAAATTATAATCGCTGTTCAGGCTTACGGCTCCGATTCCCCGGAGTTCGGCCAATTCGTTCATGGCCGCTTTCACCGTCTCATTCAGTTCCGCTGCCTTCTGCAGGGATTCCTCCACCGACTGCAGCGCAATGGTGGCCGACTTGATGCAGTTATACTCTCCGGAGCCGGTCTTCTCCATCACCACGTATGGAGTGCTGTCCATCTGCTCCGGGTATTCCATCAGAACCGGTACCGGCTTCAGTTTCTCGCTCAGGTATTTAATCACTGTTTTCTCAATCATTATTTTCCTTTCGCGGCACCCATTGCCTTTACCAGTGTGTTGTTCTTCAGGTTGTCGTAATAACCTTCATCGTCTGCCGGGTATACTGCAGCGCCTCGTCTTTCCGGATAACTCCGGCTCTCCACTGCAAAGTGTTCTCCGGCGGCCCCTTGAATCTGCTTCGCATAGGATACGCATTCTTCCTGCAGTTCGCTGCTTCTCAGCAGCTCCCGTACCCCGGAGGAATTCAGCTTAATCTTCACGCTACTCATACCGTTCCACCTGTACTTTCTTGTTCCATCTCAGCGGCATCATATCCTCAATTCCTTCAATCGGTTCCCCGAATGTCCGGAATTTCTTTCCGAAAAATTCCACCTTGCGGTCCTTCCAGTCGTGGGTATCCCCTTTCGGTATGGCCAGTGTGTACACCAGCTTCTTCCCGGTGATGTTCAGCGTGTCCAGAACTTCCGTGGACGTCGGTTCTCCCACCAGCACATCCGGAACGACCTCCGGCAGTTCTTTGTAGATTGGACGGTTGAATTCGTCCGTGCCGATTCTGTTTTTCTCGTACAGAATCACATCTATTCCATGGAGTCCTCTGCCCATAACTCAATTCCTTTCATTTGCTGACGCCGAAGCCCCAATCTGGCCAGTTCGCTCTTCTTAATGAAAAGTCCGCCTCCGGGCACCAAATACGTGCCGGAGATGGAATATCCCATAGCCGATTCTGC